TCATCATCATTCAGCTCAACTCCAAACCTGCTGATAAAATCAGGATTCATACTCATGTCAATGTTTTTTGGTGACTGTAAGTATAAATTTAACCTATCATACAAACTAATCAAACTAAATAACACCTCTTTTTTATAGTTCAGCAATATCTTTGATAATGTCCTTATTATCTTAGCATTTAATTTCAGCTCCAATAAGAATTGATAAGATATTATATCATACTTGACATTTTGACATATTTTAAATATTCTTCTGGTGTGTTGAATTTTGTGTGCTGTTTGCATTGAATTCACCACATCAGCTCCCACCAAGAAATCAATCATATCCTCCATTTTCTCTTGCTCATTCATAGCTGGCAACTTCTCAACTGGGAAATCAATAAGTTCTGTCATAAAACTGCTAAAATCATCTAATCCAAAGCTTTCTTTTTCTTCTTCAACTTTGATTTTATCCCAATCTCTCAAGCTCAGTTTGTTGATTGTTTCAGTTGAAATGAATGGTTTATCAACTCTAAGATCTGTTAAAAATTGAATATAAAATGATCTTTCTTTGAACAATAATGAGAAGTTCTGATTGAATATCCCCATTTCACAGAAGTGTTTGAATCTCATTCCAAAAACTTCAAAATCATCTTCATCTTCACAGGTGGCAAAAGTATTTATTAACCCAGTCTCCACAGAAAACAACTTTGATTCATAGGAGCTTACCAAAGTAGTTCTTTTGTCGTCAACATCAAGTTCACAGTCATCAAAACTTATATTTTCACTAACTCTGATCAACCCAATGTTAAACCCCATATTATTTATAGATCTATTTATTCTCAAATCAACTTTGTGATAATTTCCTCTCCCAAGTTTTCTTTCCACGTCTGACCAATCCAAACTCATCACATCTAAAAATTCAGATATGAATGACCAAATTCTTTCTGGATCTATCAAATTTTCTGTTTTCTTTATAAAAATAGAATCCCTATATGATTCAAACACCATCTGTTCTAACCCTGAATAAAAAACAACCTTATAATCCCCGGAATATGATCCATCAAATTTCTGCCTTACTATCCAATGATGTAAGATTATTCCAGTTCTCTTGGTCCAGCTTTCTATATCATACAATCTTCCTATGCTGGCTAGACACATAAAAACTCTTTTCTTTGTGTTCCTGTTGATGTTGTTGTCAGTTAAAAAAATGTCAAATACTCTGTCATCTATTTTATCCCACATTAGGGTTATGTTTGAATCATTTGAAAAATTAGATAATATTTGATGATTATGAGCTAAATAAATTGGCTCATAAGAGATATGCCCTATTTGATGGGACTCTCCATCTAAACTAATTTGAGTTCGATATCCAATTGATGAGTTTAGCTCTATCAAAGTGTCAAATGTCTTGAACAGATCATTAGAAGACATCCCAAACACAACTCCTTTCAAAGTTCTGTCTCTCAAAGAAAAGAGTTTTAATATTAATAGAAGAACAGCTTTCAGTTTATCTTTTTCTTCTCCACTAAACTGGTTCATGGTTTCTTGCAATGTTGGCTTTATCAAGGGGAAAAATGTTGTGATGATGTCGTAATCTCTCCTAAATTTTGATTCCTCGCCTTCCTTTATTCTCTTTCCTAACCACAAACTCTCTAATATATCAGGGACGCTCAAATTTAGCTTAGTATGTATCCTGTGTGTTGATAGACTTTGAACTGTTTGTATCTCAAATGGATTTCTCTTTGAGAAACTCATCTTAACTGACTCTAAATCAAAAAAGGCTTCATATTCAGAGTGTCTTGGATACAAGAATTTTATATGATTGTCAAAATTTGCAATCTCAACACTCTCTGATACCAACTTCTCTAGGCACTCTCTATATGTTGTTGTTATCATCTCATGATTTGGAATGTAATATGCATTAGCACTAACACTAGCAGCAACTCTACCATAATAGATTGA